AAAAATCGCCGCCGCTTACGCGGCGGAAAAAGGGGATCCTGACAAGCCGGGGGATCTGGCCCGACAAGCGGGCCAGATCATGGATATGGGCTTAAAGTGAGAAGCCCAGGGCCAGCGGGTAGGAGTCGCTCGCGGTGGAATTGTTACTGCCGCCGCTGCTGCTCACACCACCGAAGTGATTGACGGTATAAGCGGACCGGCACCACCAGAACGAGGCGCTGGACGCGCCTACTTTCTTCTTCACACGGCTTGCATTGTCCGGGAAGATTCCATCATAGATCGGCCCCATTGTCTCTGCATTACTGATTGCACCAAACATTTCACGTCTGGACGGGATCCAGACATCTTCTGTCGATGCCACATCGTTGACTGCAGTTCCACTTGTATCAAAGATACGCGAATACTTCGTAACCTCTTTGATTGCATTTCTAACCGTCTCAGGTATGAGCGGCTTAATGGTCTCTTTGAGGTACTTCCTCATTTCACACTTCTCCCAACCACCGATAGACCCGGTTCCTTCAGCGTTATTGTTGTTGGACGGGTTCATTCTATGGTCAGTTGCAAGCAGTTCCATACTCAGCCAGTCGTAAGTAGCTGTTCCGCTGCCGGATGCAAGAGGACTGGTATTCTTACCAACGATCTGCATATTGACAACGCCCTCTGTACCAAGGTCCAGAGGTTTGTAGTTACCTACCTGGTAATTTGCTGTGCCGTTCGCAATCTTAGAGACGATGGTTGCCCAGTCATCCGTGATTTCCTTCACAGCACTCGGAGCTTTGAACTGTGCATAGCAGGAAGTGTTACCCTGAATGTTCGTGTACCCCGGCAGCCATCCGGTGAATTCATAATCCGGACCGTCCGCGCTCACAGGTGTTTCACTCGGCGGTGTAGCATTTCCACCCTGCTGCACCTGCTGTTCCTTCAGCAGCGTAGTACCGTTGTAGAAGTATACGTTGTATACAGGAATGTAGGATGCCGTATAGGTTGCATTACCGGTGACCGTGCTGATCGTCGGTGTCCATCCCTGTGCCGTCTGGCCGCTGGAATTGGTCGGCATAGCCTGTCCCCAGGACGGTGTTGCGCCATATTTCAGCGTATCCGTTCTGAGAGTGGTTCCATCCGCATTCTTCCATGTTACGGTGTATTCCCTCACGGTCTTGCTGTAGGCCGCATAGATCGTCCTGTCAGCAATCACGTTATCCAGTGCATCAGAATCCGCCGTCTCAGCGTTCATGCTCTTAGACCATCCCACGAAGGAATAGCTGTACTGAGCTGTCTGCGCCCTGGACGGATTGGCCGGTGCGCTCTCCTGCGGTACGCCGTCGATGCACGCCACCTTCTTCAGCTCTGTCCCGTCATAGTCTGCATAGGTACGGTAAGACGTTGTATGGTCTGCCAGGATCCTCAGATACGGGTATCTGCCCTCAAACTCTGCCACTTCAGCACCGGTCAGGCTGCTTGTGTGGATGGACCCGGATACATAGGCCATATCCTGGTTGTTACCGTAATCATCCAGACCTCTCATGGTATCGAGCTTATCCAGGATTGCCCGGATAGCTGCTGCGTCAGTTGCTTCCCATGCCACGCCTACGAGATGGACACGGGTATTTGCGTTCACCTGATTCAGAATGGCCAGAGTATCAATCACCGCGCTGTTGTTTTCCAGCCACAGTGTCGTAATGTTGCTGTAGGACGGAATAACAAACTCTGCAAGGTTTTTCTGGTTCCTGATCGTCAGGTTAGACATTGTAGCCGGTACGTGCAGCACTCTCAGCACGCCGCCATTCGGAAGGGTAAGGCCCTGAATAGCAGTACCGTCAAAATAGGCCTCTTCCAGGATAGAGCAGTTGGAAATGTCCACGCTCTTCTGTTCGTCGGTTCCCAGCATTTTACAGTTCCGGACATCGATCTTCCGGAGAAGAACGTTGCTGCCGAAACTCAGGCGCTTCATGTTGTTGTTCTCATAGTTCGCATCCGCGTCACCCAGTTTGACCTCCTGAATGTTCGTGGCCTGCGAGAAGTCAGCGACACCAACTTTCAGCCCGGACAGATCGCCCACGCTTGCGATATGCGGCGCACTGTAGATATAAATTTCAGTATCATTGACAGAATCCATCGGGCAGGCAAGCGTGGCCGGAACATCGGCTTTACCTCTCTGCTGTACGAGATAGGATCCGTATTTGACCGTCGGATACAGGTCAATGTAAGGTGTAACCGTGATATCCGCTTTGGCATAACCACGGAGCTGAATGACCTGTGCCAGTGCATCACCGGCATTCCATTTGCTGTCCATGTATGCGAAACGGTTACCCAGCCACCATTTACGCTGCTGCTCCTTTGATCCCTGTGCCATGGGAAGATAGAAGGTTGTCGGTTCCTTCCCTGTCTCCGGATTGGTCAGAGGATCGGTATACTTGATCCTTGCATCCTCATTCCAGACCGCTTCCGGCCAGAGATTCTGTGCGTCCTCATAGCGCTTCTCAACCGCTTTGTAGTTAAGGCCGCCGGAGGAACGGAGCGTCTGATACATGTTGACGATTGCGGCTCTGTGCGTATCTCTCAGGTTGCACCACAGTACAGAGTGCTGTCCGTTGAAAACATCCGCGCCGGCAATCGTGTCCAGATCTTCCAGACTGTAGGTGTATGTCAGAGTACCTTCATTGTTGGTTCCCAGGCCGGTATCCATATCGTAAGGCTCTGCGACGATCTTACGATCAATCGCGCTACCCTCGATCTCACACGGGCTGCCATGGAAGCCCATGAACAGGTTCTTTGCACGGGAGTCTACCATCAGGAAGAATTCTGTCCATACATAGTAGAAAATCAGAGTGTCAACCTCTGCATAATCCGCCAGTTCTGCTTTGAACTTCGCCAGACGATATTCCGCAGTATCGGCAGTGTACTCAGTTCCGTCATAGGTTACAGGAGCTTCAAGAGCATCACCTGTAGCCTGATCGCGGTCTGTAGATACTACCCAGCTGATCCACTCTTTCAGTTTGTCGATATCTTCCCAGGTATCTTTCGGGAAACGTGCTTCAAAGTCGTTCTTCCATGCCGGGAACTGTTCCAGAGTCTCCGGATCCGTATAAATGCTGTCAAAGTCATCAGACTTGAAAAGCATACGGTCGGAAGTGTTGTTCTGCCACTCCCAGGACTCCTGATCCTCTGTATAACCGTACCCTTCCGGGAACCTCTTCGGGAAGTTGAAATTGTATTTGCCCTTGAAGTGCAGATCTCCGGTCACCGTGTCACGCCAGAACATGACAATCTGGATACCATCGATACCCCAACGGACTCTCTCATCTTCCTCCATTTCCGTAGTCTTATACGGGCAAAGGTCATTGTACAGTCTTACCAGCTGCGTATTGTTTGCGGACTCGGAAGAGGCCACGTCAGCCTTCAGAACGAACCTTGCCGTCGGCATGGAATCGTCTCTCAGTCTGTACAGTTTGGAATGGCCGGTTGTGGTCATCTCAAAGCCGCCCTTGAACTGCAGGTCAAGGTTCTTCACTGCATACGGGGCGGAAGATGTACCCTGGACGTTCGCCTGTACCTTCTCTGCCGTGAAGGAATGACTCGGATACAGCGGATCCGTATAGGATACATTCACTGTCTTCTTATCGCCCTTGTACTGCGGCAGCTCCTCGCACTCGATAATCATGTAAGGAAGGTTGGACGGCAGCTGTCCCGGAACTACCTGACCATATGCATCGAAAATCTGGTTCCTCGCATATCTTTCAAGCATCAGGGATCCGTCCTGTGTGTCAGCAATCCAGTTGTCCATGACCTGATTTGCGGTAAGGTCATTGGTGTATACGCGGATGCAGTAGATATCGATTGTGCAGTTATCGGAACCAATGGAAATTCCAACGGGCGCTACCTGTGCAAAGTCATCATCATCCGGATACTGTGTAACCCTCGCAATCTTGCCATCGATATAGCTCTTCACCAGACGGTTTTCAGATCTCTTGCCGATGGTATAGGCAACGCGGATATGTTCGCCCTCTTTGTACTGCATGTACAGTTCGGTCTGTTCAGACTTCAGTGTTGCTCTCTGCGGAGTGATTTCAAGTCCTCTGCCGCCGTTCATGCAGGAAAGGATCGTCGCGCTGTAGTCAGACACGTTTCTGGTTGCATACTCGATCTCAAAGGTAAGACCTGTTCTTCTCGCGTCAGCAGCAAAAATCTGATACGGGATCTGGACTCTTGCACCGCCGGTCACGCGCAGGCAGGTAATACCGCTCTCATCGGTCTGCCATCCATCAGACGCGCCATTGAAGCCGGAAAGAACTGCACTGACATCGTTCTCTCCAACATTGGAAACCCATGTCCACGGATTTTCCTCATTGTTGCTTCTGCCCTGAGAAGACAGGAAGAGCATAAGGTTTTCCGTCTCTGCTTCCGCATGGACATCAGATTCGGTGATCTCGATATTGAAGGTTTTGGTCGTTTCATGGCTCTTGATCTCAATTACCAGCGGACCGGCCTCTGTTGCCCTGTAAGTATAGGACTGTTCAGATCTGTCAACCGTCTGAGTAGAAAGCAGCTCACCGTTTGCATAGATTTTGACTTCGGCCGTCGGGGATACCGGATCGTAAACCGTGAACGGAATAGCGATGGACGTATACTGCGGCTGTGTAGCCTGATTGTACGGACTCGTGATGATGACTTCATCACTCATCGCTTCCAGGCAGGTGAATTCATAGTACAGCTCATTGGAGCGCACCGTCTCACCATTGATCTCTGCCTCAAAGTAAACTCTGATAGAGTGGCCGCCGTGGGCCTGTGCCGGGATCGTATAGGTCATCTGTCTGCCGGTTACGGAGGTCTGCTGAGTGCCGATTTCCGTACCATCCAGGATGAAATGCACGGTCTTCTGAACCGCACCAATCGGAGTATACGGGAACGGGATAGCGCCGGTATAAGGTGTGGCCACGTCGAATGCGGAGCTGAGAGACAGCTGCATGATCGTGATGCTGTAATTGATCCTCTTATACTGACCCTCAATATCTGTCACACGAACCTCGACACGGTTCACGCTTGCAGTCATGTACGGAGCCAGGTCAATCTCCACAGCGCCCTGTGCAACGTCCATAGTGGCCTTTACCACGTTGTTGACGGTCACACTGACAACGCCGTTACCTGTCGGAATACCTTCCATTGTGGAGGACCATACAAAGGAAATCGGGCATTCCGCATCTGCGGCAATCGTTTTGGAAAGCCATCCGGTCATGTTGTCCATCGTTACCGTAGATTTCACAGTCTGGTCAGAACTTCCGCCACCGCCGCCGGATCCGCCGATACCGGACATTCTGAACAGTTCGTTTCCGTCCTTATCGACGAATACGCCTTCCTCATCTTCCACGTATCCGTCCGCAACGAAACGTGTCTGATTGAGCTGCAGTTCGGTGATCTTCTGCTGCAGGTCTTCAAGGCTGTTGGATACTTCCGCTGCCTCGTTCAGAGCATTACCGGCCTTCTCGGATGCTTCTGCTGCCACTTCATCTGCATTGGTTACCAAGGTTGCGATAGCCGCAGATTTACGGTCCATCTGTTCAGAGACTTCTGTCCATTTCTCAGCAGTCTGTGTAGCGATTTCCTCCGTCTGTGTCTTCATCGTGGTTGCCGTCTCAGCAGCCGCCTCAGACCTTTCGGTCAGCTCTTCCATCGCTCTCTGAGAATTCTCATACTGCTGACCTGCATTGATGATTTCCTCAGAGTTATCCATGATATCGACAAGCTCTCTGACAACGGACGTGGATGCAACGGTATCCTTATCCATGGCCGCCTGCTCAATATCAATGACAAAGTTTGCCGTATTCAGTTCTCTTCCATTCCTGCGGAGGGAAATTTCAAAGATCGCTCTGCCTGCTGCCGCTGTGATCTGCTGATTTCCGGTCACGGTAACAACGGTCCCGTTGACGGAGGCTTCCGCAGAATAGGCATTTCCATCCGGCTTTGTTCCTCTCACCAGGGCTGTAGTGCCACTGAGGACAGAGAAATTCCCGTTTCTGGAAAACAGGTTGATCTTCAGGTTGAAATCTTCGTCATACTGATTCACCCTGATTGACGGCACGTTACCACCGGGTATCATGTCCAGATCAAATTCATGAATAATCATTTGCCCTTCTTCCTTTCTTTGTGATGTGCTTAAATATCCTCAATACACACTTTGAAATTCTGTGTATAGAGCTCTTTTCTTGCATGGATAAGACAGATTTCAAAGATCCCGATACCCGGAACATTGGTCATGTTCTTATCGCCGTTGATAGTTACCTTTTTGTTTGCCACAGACACGGTTCCGGAAGCCTGGAACTTCGTTCCATCCGGCTTTGTTCCGCGTATCTGTGCCGACGTGTTATTCTCCATCGTGAAGGTTCCCGACCGGGAATCGATGTAGAACACAAGCTGAAAATCCGCGTCATCTTTATTCAGATGAATGACAGGCGGACTGCCTACCGGTGTGACACTCAGTTCAAATTCCTGTGTAACCATTACTCACCACCTCCATTTGATGACGCAGATGTCAGTATCTTCAGTTCCCATGCAAAGTTGAGGGATTCCGTCCCTTTCACCAGGAAGTAACTATTTGTTTTCTGACTGACATACAATTTGCCGGGACCTTCCTCTTGTAGAAACACACAATATGTTCCCGCTGCTCCTAAAAGCGTTGTAAGTTCCTGACTCAGATATACATAACAGGATCCATTAGCGTCTGTCGCATCAGTACCAATGTCCGAACGCGCTTCAAAGTCATTTACGACATTCTGTACAGCCGCAACACCGTCCTGCACAACTGTGTCAAATCCGTTGATAGCGGTATTGATAGCCTGCTGTGCTGTCTCTGCTGCGGTCTGCGCCGCCTCTGCTGCTGTTTGCGCTGCTCCCGAATCTGTCACGCATTGCTGCGCTGTACTCAGGGCAGTTTCAACCTGACCTTTCAATTCGATAACATCTTCTTTAGCTTTTGCAGCAGCTTCTGCAGCAGCTTCCGCTACAGCATCGTATTCGCTCAATTCCTCTTGCGTGACCATCCGCCTCACATCTCCTGAAGTAAAACAGACATATACAGCGCGGCCATCGGATACCAGCGGATCACCTGACTGGACAAACGCTATTTCACCCGGCTTCATCTTTGTCGGGTCAAAATCTGCGTATGCCCCTCGTCTGTGTTGAATTGCCATTTTCAGCCCTCCTTTTTACTGTTTCCCTGTTTCTGTTCATAAAAGTCCCGAATCATATCATTCACCTGATTGATTTTGTCCGAAGGGCTGTTTTTTACCCGGCTAATCAAAAGCCCCTCCATGCATCGTTCCAGGAATTCCCGATAAACATTTCCTGTAATCATCTTTGCCACAGGAGGAGAAATATCATTCTGCATAAACAACTTTTCAGCTGTAGAAATCAGTATTTTTTCTATCGCAATGTATTTCTCGCACGGATCACTCATTCGCCTTGCCCTCCGGTTTGCCAGGATGTATCACACAAAAGACCGTTTACAAAAAATAAAGATGCGACGTTTCCGTCCGCATCTGTGTAATCAACCTTTCTTTTTTGTATTCCCTGAACTAAAGTATTGACCTGTTGCCCGTTTTCCTCGCTTACAAGGTTCGTCCACAGGTCATCTGTGTTTAAGACAACACGTCCTTTCAATTCGGGATCGTCCGCTGTGAGCTTTCCCGTCGAATCTACAATAAACTTACCGCTCGCCAGGTTGATTGTTCCGAGTGTCAACGCAGGAACATCTGCGGTAAGATCGTACATGTGAAGAGCGGAAAGATAATTCTTTATCGTTTCCTGCGTAACACTGCTCGGACCGTCAACCCATGTTTTTCCGCCATCAAATGATGCTTTCCATGTATTCGTTGTCATTGCCCATATGAATGTTGACGTGTCTCTCGTGGGGAAGTCATGCATGTAATATGTTTTGACTCCGCCGGACGTTGCGCTTGTAGCATAAAAACCACTCTTTTCGGCAAGTTGCTGTGTGAAATCAATAACTGCCTGTTCTCGGATGGATATTTCCTGATTCAGCACGCGCCGGATTTCGACATAGCCTTGTGTAGCAGCCGAATATCTCGCCGCACTGTTTTTTGCTGGTGTCTCAGCCCCGGACACAGTTGTCTGGGAAGAACCGATTGCAAACACAGTCCGTGTTATCAGGAACGGATGTTGTTCATCCTTTTTATCCCACAGTATCGCAACGTCTCCTGCCTCAATGGTAGGATCATTTGCGTGCGTGACATTCGCTTTTCTGAACCGTAGTCCGATAATCCTTGAACCCAAATAATCTGCAATTTCCTGTGCATTGTTTTCGGTTATCATGGGGTTACCGGATACCTTAATAGTGTATCCGGTTGAGCCGGACGAATAATCGTAGGTGTTATTGTCCTCATCACTTACGGACACTTGCACACCCGTAATAACTACGTCATCTGTACTCATATCCTGCGAATACAGGGATGAAATATAATGCATTGGCTTCATCCCGGCGAAAGTACCGGCATTGTAACCGCTGTATTCTCCGGTATTCCATGGCCTGAAATTACCACCGTCAAGGGAATCCCCAACATCGTAATTTGTCAACAGGCCGCCGTCGTAGGTTTCTTCATCGGTATCAGCGAATGTTCCGGCATCATAGGAATCATCCCACGGGTTAAACCGTCCGCCGTCCAAATTAGCACCAGCGGAATAATTGCTAAATGTTCCTCCATCGTATCCGTCTGTCAACGCATCCAGTGCGCTTTCATCGAACCACTTGACTTCCAGCTGCCCCATAGGGTTGCATTTCGCGAAGCATCCCGCGATGGTTGCCACCCAACTCAGTATTTTTCTGTAAGTCAGTGAATCGCCAGACGGTTTCGTATTTATTACATAATCACTGTTCGGAAACGTATATGTAGCAAGTGGCACACCACATCTTGAACATGCGTTTCTGACGATTGTCGCAAGGGTAGCGGGATAGGTAATACCGTATCCCGTATACGCCCTGTCGAATTGTTCCATATAATCGAGAAGGGACAGCACAATAGTGGTTCCGTTGTAAGATGCATCCTCAACGGTATATGTCCCTTTCCTTATTTTTTCTTCACTGTTTTCAACCGTAAGGCCAACTTCCAGGATCACTTTTGCATCTGCGAAGCTGTATGAGGAATATGCTTCATCCATGTTGTTAATGGTTACGGTTGCAGCGCCCATTACCGTAGAACCTACCGCCGTGAATGAATCGTCCTCTGATATCGCATCCTCAATGGAAAAACCACCGATCCAGATACGATCATTAGTCAGATTGAGCCGTCTTCCATTTACAAGGGTTATCGTTGCGTGTGCGATATAATCCCTTTCATCAAAGAACAGCTTTCTCCTGAATCCTTTTGAAACGCTTATCATCTGTCAGATCCTCGTGAACTGTAAAGTCAGATCCTTCCACGTATGGACGGGATCATTCAGATTGTTTGCGCTGCATGTTCTCTTACCGACATAGAATCTATTTCTCAAAAATCTGTTAGGATAACGGGGATCTGCATAAGTCAGCTGTACGGAAGTTTTGCCATCAACCGCATTTAAAATTTTTGCGGCTGTCTCCCATGAAACACTTTTCCAAATGAATTCATAGTAATCTTTTACCGCGACAACGTCCTTATGCATCGTCCCGTCCAAAGTCCTTCCGGTTTCGTCGGATGACAGATCTTCAATACCCGGCTTGTATTCGTCCGGGGTAGGCAACGTAATTCCATCAACGATAAAAGGATTTTTCCATTTCATTGCCATTCCGACCCTCCTTTAGACCATATCTGTACTATACCGGCGACTCAGTTTTGCATTCCCCGCGTTCGCATGTCTGGCAATCTGCTCATCACCAATATAGAAATCAATGTTCAAATACTGCCTGAGTACGTTGATAAGAACTTCACTCAAATCATCCCTTGTGAGCCTCTCAGAATCCCTCAGAGCGAGTTCTTCAAGGGCAGACGATAATCTGTCCCCATCGCCCTGTGAAGCGCTCCTACGAGCGGAATACGGCATCACAGAGCCATTTGCCATTGCAGGCAGTGTGAGAGAAGAGCCATTCACGATGTCCTCCATCGCGGAGATCATCGCGTCAAAGCTCTGTACCACTTTGTCAGAAAACGTGGAAAGCACGCTGTCTATCCCATTCACGGCCGTATCAATGTTCATGATCGGACTGCTGTCCTCTGCTTCCTGTGTCACGGCATCCGCCAGGGACGTAACTGCATTCACCGCATTATCCTGTGTAGCCTCAATTCCGCCTCCCAGACCTTTGGTAATCATTTCACCGATCCATGCAAATTCTTTGGATGGTGAAGCAATCCCCAAGGCACGGCAGGCCGAATTGTACATGTCTACTGCTGTATTCCATGCCAGTGTAGACAGCCAGCTTCCAGAAGATACCAGACCGTTATAAATACCCATTCCAATGTTGTATCCGAGGTTGTTCCAGTTCTGGTTATTGAAGCTGTTATGAATTCCGGTTGCTATATTACTTGCTGAAGACGAAATATTGCTGCTCATGCCGTTCATTCCGTTCTGCAGCTCTGTCATCAGATCGCGCCCGGAATTATTCAGCTGAGATTTGAAACTGTCAATCTTTGTCTTCAGTGAGGTTATGATCGTATTGACCGTTGTTACCAGTGTGGACTGTTTTCCGGTCAATCCGTTTTTAAAATTTTCAAGCAGCGTTCCCGCTGCTGTTTTCCAGGTATTGAACTGCTTTGTAATGACCTTCCGCATATCGTCTTCCAGCTTCGTGACTGCAGCCAATACGGATGGCGTTTTCAGCAGGATACCCGCTCTCAATCCAAGCGACATCACATTGCTGCCGACTTTTGCCCATGCAAGCAGCTGTTTTTGTGCGCTGAACACGTTTTCCATGGAAGTCTGTGCATTTGACAGGGCCGTTTTCGGCAGTTCCTTATTCTCATCGATACCGCCTTCCAGACCTTCCATAAGGTATCCGCCGTATTCATTGAACACGGTTGAAGGACTGTTAATACCAAACAGATCCTTGAAGAATCCGCAGATAGGACCGGTCACGTTTGTGCCGATCCAGTCACCGATACCGTCCATTGCCGCAAGCAGGCCGTTTTTCAGACCGGCAAGTAGGAAACCACCGTATTCAGAGAATACGGTTGACGGACTGGCAATCCCGAACAGATCCTTAAAGAATCCGCAGATAGGACCGGTAATGTTCGTACCAATCCAATCACCGATACCATCCATTGCTCCAAGCAGACCGCTCTTCAGGCCTTCCAGAAGGTTTTTACCGACACTTACCAGAACAGACTCTTCACCGTCCAGGCCAAAAAGACTTTTGATACCGCCTACGAACGGATCCACAATCACTGTCTGTATCCATTCATTGATACCGGACATAACTCCGCCGATACCGGCTTTCAGACCGGCAATCAGGTTTTTACCGACACTGACAAGCACCGACTCTTCACCATCCAGGCCGAAAAGACTCTTAATCCCGTTAATAAAAGGATCTGTGATAACCGTCTGTATCCATTCGGATATTCCGCTCATCACGGATCCGATACCAACCTTCAGTCCGGCAATCAGATCTTTACCGACGCTGACAAGGACGGACTCTTCACCGTCCAGGCCGAACATACTTTTCACACCGACAACGAACGGATCCACGATATTTTCTTTTATCCAGGTTCCGATACTCGCAAGGCCGTCAATAATGCCCTTCAACATACCTTCTATGATGTATCCGCCAAGCGGCATCATTTCAGTAGAAGGGGATTCAATGCCAAACACACTCTTAAATCCGGCAATGAACGGATCGAAAATGTTTGTCTTTATCCATTCACCGACGCTTGCCAATGCATCTTTGATACCCTGGAAACCACCCTCCATGATGTTTTTACCGACGGCCTTCATGGACTCCCATAATTCGCCGCCTACCTCAATCAGAGCGGTAAACGCGGCCCCGATCAGCTCACCTGCTGCCGTGGCAACGCCTGTCCAGTCAAACTCTGTCAGGAACGATTTTATGGCCTCTACGATCTGCCCCGGCAGTGATTTCCAGTCAACCTCCTGAAATGCTCCTGTGAGGGCATTCAGCAGGCCTATGGCCGCGCTGGACAGCGTTTCCGCCATCGTTCCCCAGTCGATCTCACCAAAGAAACCGCCTATGGCATCGATAACCGCCGCTCCAAGGGCTTTCCAGTCTGTAGACTGTATAAATCCATTCAGGGCTTCAAACAGGCCGTTAATCGTCTGTGCGACGCTTGCGCCGCCTTCCGCCCAGTTGATACCTTTTACTGCCGTTGACAGGGCTGTACCAATGTGGGACCCGAATTTATAAAAATCGAATGTAGTTACAAAGTTGTACCACAGGTCAAAGGCCCCGTTTATCAGATTGATAAGAGTTTCTGACAATAGATTCCACGGGAATGCTTCCACGCCGGCATTCAATCCGGTTCCGATATTCGCTCCCAGACTGGCCCAGTTCACGGCCTTCAGGAATTCATCTATCCCTGTGATGATCGCCCCTAATCCGAGGCTGATTGCCGTGAATATTCCGGACCATATTTCAGGATTGTTCAGGGCCGTTTCAAATGCCGTCCCGATACCTTCACCGAATGTTGCCATAGTGTGATAAATCAGCGGCCAGTCAATCGTATTGAGCATTCCGAGGATCGCATCTTTGATAGCCTGTCCGAGACTTGCCCAGTGGAAATTAGAGGCGAATGCATCCAGGAATTCAAATATCGTATTGATACCTTCTCCGATTGTCTTTCCAATCGTCGTAAACAGTCCCGGCACTTCCAGAAAGCCGTTAAACAGTGTAGCTATGCTCTTACCCAGCTTTGCCGATACTTGTTTGATATAATCCCACGGGATCTTATCCAAGGCATCTTTCAACCCCTGTCCAAGCATCCGGCCAAGCTCTGTGAAATCTGCATTCTTCCACATGTCCTTCAGAGCATCAGCAAGGCTTTGGAACTGATTTTCAATGGGCAATTCTTCAAACCCGCCGCCTGTACCTGTTGTTGCACCGCTTCCATTTGATGAATCCTTTTTGTTATCCTGAAGAATTTCAACATCATCAAATCCGGCAAGCGTTTTCTGAGCTTTCTCAGCGGCTTTCTTTTCATCCGTCATTGCATTGGTAGCGGAATTTGCCCCATCTGCAAGATTTGTTTGGTTAGCTATCGCCCGCTTATATGTGGTTTTACCCGTGAGAGCTGCTATCAACTGACCTATTTTAGAAATGGTCATTGACAAGCCATTTATCAACGACGTAAGGAGCGGAAGGACCGTCTCCGCAATCGGAGCGAATGCCGCTGCAAAACTCATTTTCAGGTTTGTGAGAGCTGCTTTGAAGTTATTCACGGTCTGACCGAACGCTGCATCCTGTTCTGCCAGTGCGCCGAATCCCTCTTTGATTGCATTTCTCAATTTATTAAAAAGCACGAACAGGGAACGGATACCCAGTCCGTACTTCAGCATGGTCTTAAATCCGCCGGAAAGAGAAACATTTGTACTCTTTGACTTCTTTCCGACATTAGCAATCGCATTTCCCAGCTTTTTCAGGCCATTCGTGATGGCACTTTTCGCCATTCCCGCCAGATGAGTAGCTGCGTTCTTTGCTGCCTCCGCAATCTTTCGGATCCCGGAAGCAATACCGCCAGCTGCAAGTTTCGTAAGAGACCATACTGCACGACCCGCAAGAGAAATTACCCCTGCCAGCGTTCTGTCAAGAAGTTGAAAAGGATGTGTCAGTGCTGTAGCAACTGCACTTCCAGCCGTCCGTGCGCCGCTTGCAATCGTGCTGAAAAGACTGGTAAAAGCATTCCTGAGAACACCTGTAACAGATGTCATATTCTGCCATCGTTCCTGCATCGCAGTCCATTCAGCAGATGGAGTATATTCTGTTCTGGTTCCCTCTCTGACAAGCTGCCGGTATTCCAGGAGCCGGTCAATCGTTTTTTCCAGCGCGGCCTGATCCCGTTCATACTCTGTAGATGCATACCCTTCAAAGGTTGAAGGTGTGGCATCCATTTCCGCTTTATACTGAGCGGCCTGCGCTTTTGCCTGTTCCAGCTTCGCCGTGATCTTATCGATTTCCTTCTGAGTCGATTTATACGGTGTGGAATTCTCAAATTTATCCCAGAGCTTCTGCATTTCTGCTTCAGCTTCTTTGATCGCGTCCGCGATAGTTCCTTTTCCCACCCCCGCTTCCATGAAGGTACGTGCCGCCGCTCCGCTGTCACCGCGCTTCATAGCAGCGTCATATTCCTTCTGGTACATCTTCAGGACTTCAATACGATCTTCCAGTGCCGTATACTCTTCGGAACTGCCGAAATCATTTGTCAGCTGTTCAAAGGCGGCTTCTGCGTTTTCCAGGGACTTTGCCAGTTCATCCACCTGTGTAGCTGCTTTCTGGTACTGGTCCGCAGCTTTCGCGTATTCCGGTGTCATGAATTCCGTACTGCCGAACTTTTCCAGTTCAGCCTTCATTTCTTCCAGCTTACTCAGGGTTTCCCCGCTTTCAGACCGGAACCGTGCCAGTGCATCCGCATCACCTTCCAGCGCTCTCTGTCCAAGCTCTCCAAGACTCTGAATTTCATCATTGACCTGCTTAATTGCTCGTGAGAATGAATTGACAGCCTGTTTGGGCTGCCCAAAATCAAACTTGAACGCATTCTGGATCTTACTTCCAGTCTTGTTCACCTGATCTGTCAGGGACTTGACCGCGTGCTTCAGCTCATCCGATCCTTTGGAAAAACCGCTGTTATCCAGTTTTGTATCAATCGTTATAGAGCCGTCGCTCTTTCCAGCCATGCTTTCTCACCTCCCATTAGCCATTTAACAGGGCATTCAGCCGGTCTCTTTCTTCCTTCTCTTCTTTGGATAGTTTGTGCTGCAGGACACATAGTTCTCTGTTTGAACGCCAGAATTCCTGCTCCCATTTTTCCAACTTTTTGCCCTTTGACTTTTTCTGTCGCAGAGATAGCACCTGTGAAAACACGCCTTCATGGATCTCCATAAAATACCCAACGAACGTCCACCAGTGAACATATTTGCTGGACCGTGTTTCATATCCTGCCACACTGTTGATGGCCGGAAACAGGATCCGTTCATCCTGTTCCCAGTCCATCAGACGCGGATGCTTCCCGTCTTTGGGTTCGTCACCGCAGTCAATAAAGCGGATGGCCTGCATATAGGCCTCTTCGTATTCCTCATTCCGCATATCCTCAAAATCCTCATAGAGAATGTACAGACATGCAAACATCTTTTCTTTGTCCTCTAAATCCGGATCATTGAAAGCTGTTATGATTGTGAGGATGTCCCGGAAATCACTCCGTATTGCATACTCTTTTCCGCTTACTTCAAGGCTTGTCGGAAGTACACCGATCATTTTTTGCCCTTACCGTACTTTCCTACATACTGTTTCAGGCGGCTGTTGATCTTCGTGGTCTCCTGTTCAAACTGCTCTGAAATAAAGGCTCCAACCTTATTCAGCGCACTCTCACAGTAGAAGAGTCCGCCCACCGGGGAAAACGGGTGCATTTTCCCGAAAAATGCTTCGGACATGTTTCCGCCGAATATATAATCACAGGCCTCATAAAGCCGCTTTTCTGCTTCTTTCAGGGCTTTGGCGGCCGCCTCATCATTTGCATCTGCCGTACCGTCCGCGTTGATATCGATCTCTTCCAGGGGAGCCACGATCTCGTCAAATTTGGACATTGTTTCGTTGTAGCGCTCGATGATACCCACATCCGTAGGATGGAAATAGAACACACCGATTTCATCCCCGTTCATGTTTTCAATCGGGATTCGCTGACTGCCGTCATCAATGACAATCTTTAATGCTGCCTGTTTCTTTTCTTCTGCCATGTTTGCCTCCATTCATAAGAAAAGGGAGCCTGGTCTGTACCAAACTCCCTGTTATCTGTTTCTGCCGGCCGCTATCAGGTGGTAGCGGTAAACTTCTTTGTACTCATGTTGAAAGTACCCTTCTTCCGGTTGCCGGCATTGTAAACCGTAAACGGAACCTGGACACCGGAAGTATCGCCGCCGACCGTCTTAGGCACGACGTAGCAGTCCTCACAATACGCCCACTCGACGGTCCCGTCTGCCTTCAGCAGCACGTCAACCTTCGTGGTCATGCAGGCATCACCGGTCAGGCGCTCATTTGCAATCTTGCAAAGGCGCGTAAACATCGGATCACCTTCATACGCATAGAAAGGATCAACCTCACTCTGAACTTCATAGCCATTGTGCTGAACATTCTGTTCACCAAGAATGTTCTGGCTTACCTCGACATCCGGATTCAGCTCCTCGTTGTACTCTTCCAGATCTTTACCCAGACGGATATAGTTCACGGGAGTACCATTGAAGGAGGCATCAATAAAATGTGCAAGGTATTTTCTTTCAATTTTTCCTGCCATGATTACACTCTCCTGTATGTGATTTTTAACTGTATCTGATACTTTGCTGCGCTGCTCCCGACCTGTACCGGATATCCGGTCAGTGTAGGTACGATGGATTTGACGTATCCGCCGGACCATTCCGGGAAATTCCTTGCTGTAT